AAGAATTAAAAATGCCGATTGAAAACGGGGAAAATCGGAACAATAAAGGGCAATTTGTAGCGGGAAACACCGCTTCAGTTGGTAAAGGTAGACCGAAAGGAAGCCAATCAATACCGGACATTTTAAGAAAGATTGGCGATGAAGAAGGAAGCACAAACGGATTGACCAAGTTGGATGTAGTAATGCACCGCGTATTTCAATACGCTTTAGAAGGTAAGTCTTGGGCGGTTCAGTTTATAGCAGACAGAACAGAAGGAAAAGCATTGGAAAGAGTTGAACAACACATTACAAACGATGAGATTATAATTGAGTGAAATTTCGCATAAAAAAAGACAATATGTTGAAACATCAACGCCAATTCTGGGATTTGACCAATCGAATTGTTCTGCTTATCGGTGGGTATGGTTCGGGCAAGACTTACATCGGGGCGTTAAAGTGTATCCAAATGAGTTATTTAAATGCACCTATACCGGGGATGTACATATCGCCCTCGCATCAATTAGCAACCAAGACAATAATCGAAACGCTGAAGGACATTTGTAATCGTGCATCAATCAATTACACATACAACCAACAACGAAGCGAATTTATCTTTCATAATTGGAACGGCGTGTTGTGGTTTGGGTCTGGCGACAAACCCGATTCCTTGCGCGGCTCAAATATTGCTTATGCCGTTATTGATGAACCCTTTATTCAAAAACGCGATGTATTTAATCAAATGATTGCGCGTGTTAGACATCCGGAAGCAATTAAAAGTCAAATCTTTTTGACCGGCACACCCGAACAATTGAATTGGGGATTTGCCCTTGCTAACGACCAAAATATGGATATTGGAGTTGTAAATGCTTCAACGCTTGACAACCCTTATTTATCCGATGATTATAAACAAAGTTTATTAAAAGCATATAACAAAGAACAAATCGAAGCATATGTTCACGGAAAATTTGTTAATCTAACGCAAGGGCGCGTATATAAAGAATTTGATAGAAAAGAACATATTATTGAACGTCCAGATTTAAAAGATTCTGGCTTGGAAATTGGTATTGGTATGGATTATAACGTTGACGCGTTAACATCTATTATCTTTTACAAAGGCAATGGATGGATTCACATATTTGATGAAGTTAGATTAAAAAACGCAAATACTTATGATATGATGGAAATATTATCAAAGAAATATCCGCAATCCGTATGCTATCCAGATAGCTCCGGAAGCGCAAGGCGTTCTTCAAGTGTGCAATCTGACCACGCTATTGTTCGCGGTTATGGTTTTAAAATATCAGCACCAAAGGCAAACCCACCGGTTAAAGACCGCGTGAATGCCGTTAATAAATTAATTCGTGAGGGAAATTTCAGTTGCGAGAATTGCCCGAATTTAATAATGGATTTAGAAAGAAACGTTTGGAAGGGCAATGATATTGACAAGACTTCCGACAAAGAACAAACACACGCTTCCGATGCGATAGGATATGCCATTAATCGCTTGTATCCGGTGCGTAAGCGCGTTATGGTGTCAAAGGTATGGTAATGTTTATCTTTGGAATTTCTTTGACTTTAAACGGCGTATTTGTTTTTATGTATATTTACGGGAATTATATTAAAAAGAAACAGCAAAAAACTTTAAAAGAATATTTGAATATGAATTATGAAATAAGAAACAATTGGATGATGTATGACAGTTAATGACATAGTATTGCCAGACCATTCGGAACAACTTGTTCTTGAATCTATACGACAAGCACACAATGGACTCAAAGCCGATGAAGATGCTGAACGCGCAACCGCGTTGGATTTTTATTATCATGACAACGTTGACCAACATATTGAACAATACTTTTCCCCTTCCACATTAAATCAAGTACCCGTCTTTCCCCAAAAGGTTGTTCCGCGCTTTGCAAAAGCAAGACAGATGTTATATAAAAAACCGCCTAAAAGAATGTTGAACGGCGAAGAAGCGATTGACTATATGTCATTAACGCATCATTTAGATACGATGGCGCAAGAATACACCGAAACGACTTGGTTAACGGGTTGTATGGGTTTTCGTTCAAAATGGGTTAACGATAAAGTTCAATATGATTTAATCCCATTTTTTAAAAGATATTACAAAGACGGGGAATCAGAGCCGTTCGCGGTATCTTATGAAGTGGGTCGCGATTATAATAACAACAGAATATTCGTTTATTGGTCAGCCGATAGGGACGGAATAGAAGGAAAGCATTTTAAATACGACCAAGCGGGACGCAAAATTAGCGTGACAGAAGGCGACCAAAATCCATATGGAATCATTCCGGTTACTTTTGCGGAATATTCTTCCACAGCTTCGGACGTAGTTCGCGCAGCAATTCAAATTGGTATCGTGAACACAGAAATTGCTTTGGCAACAAGATTCGCATTTGGGCAGCCGGTAGCAACCGGCATCGAAGAAGCTACGCATATGAAACTTGGAATTGACCGCGTGTTGTTAATGCCTCCCGAATCATCTTTTTCTTTTGTTTCAAGTCCGGCAAATCTTCTTCAAATGATTGAAGTTTCAAAAAGCTTTGCAAACCAAACCGCGATAAATAATCATTTACGAATTAAGTGGGATGAATCTGGCAACGCGCCAAGTGGAACCGCATTGCGTTTAATGGAAATGGAAAATTTAGAGTCGCGACAAAGTGACATTCCAAAATGGAAAGATTGGGAGAATGAAAGGTATGAAGTTGACCGTCAGATTATTCGTGTTCATACGGGCAAAGATATGGGCGAAAATTATTATGTGGACTTTGCGGAAGTAGAATATCCGCTTGACCAAGAAAAAGAATTTAAACGCCTTGAATTTATGCTTGACAAAGGTTTGATGGATAGAACCGATTTGATAAAATATTTTAATCCAGATATTAGCGAAGAAGATATGAAAGCGTTAATAGAGCGCGTTGATGACAATAATCAAGTTCAAGAACCGCCAAAACCGCAAACCGCAATTGAGAGGATTTTAGGTGGCTGACCCGGTTAATAGATTTATGACTCAAATCAAGAACGTTGAACAACGTTTACTTGATGACTTGCGTCGCGTTGCTCAAGAATTGGATAAATTCAGCGATACGGAATTAATTCAAATCGCAAGGGAATTGGATTTCTTTCAAGAACTTCTTGATAAAGGTTATTCAAACGCCGTGAATGGGTTAATGGTTGCATACGAAAAAGATTTAATTCGTATTAATGAAGAAGCGGTTGCGCGAGGCGTGAAACAAGTTGCGGGTGCTTCTGTTGCACAACTGCAATTATTGCAAGATTTAGAGGTTGAAAGCTTACTTGGAAAGGCTTCAGCATATGCCAACGATTTAAAAGATGGATTGTTTAAGGGGATAATATCTGGCGAAAGACCTTCCGCGATTGTTAATCGTTTGGCGGAAACAATTAATCTTGAAACGCGTCAATTGAATGTGGCGGTTGCTGATGGAATTAGACAGTTTGACGACCTTGCAAGGCAAAAAGTTTTTGAGAATATTGATGTTTATTGGACTTATGTTGGGCCGCAAGATGAAAGAACGCGCGACATTTGCCGTGAAACTAAACAAAATGAACCAACGCGCGGATATACTAAAGAACAAGTTCAATCAAGCAAAACACCTTTTGGGATTCGTGGACAATTTAATTGTCGTCATTCTTGGGAGGTTAAAGAATGAAGGCTCAAAATATCTTAACAATCCCCAGAAAGATTTGGGCAACTATTGGCGGAAAGACCGTGACAAGAATTGTTAAAGATTCAGATAAGGGATTTGGAACAAATGAAAACACCGGCAAACGATATAAATTTTCTGGATATACTTCAAGTTATTCAACCAAGAAATCAGAAGGGAAAGCCGGTGCAAAAGGCGTTTCAAAGTCAAGACAAATTAATCCTCCAAACTTACGGTTGACCGGAACAATGTTAAACAGTATCAAAGCGCAAAAAGCAACAAACATTGGCGTTGATATTATTTATCGCGATGGATTAAAGGTCAAAGGAAACGCAGACAATGGGCGCAATATATTTGGCGTGAACGATGTCAATGAAAATAAAATCGTTAAAGAATTAAGCGATTACATTAATCGCAATGTTGAAAAATATGCTAATAAAACGGTTAATATAAAAATTGGATAAGATTTTAATTAACAAAGAGGAGGCATCTAATGTCTGAATCAGTTCAAGAAAACGAACAAGAAAACACCCAGAGCAAGGGTAACGAGATGGCTACTAATAGCCAGACACCAAAATCCGATAACTCCGGACAATCGGAATTGCTACGCGAAGTAATGGCAAAGAAAGACAAGATTCGAGGACTTGAATCCGAACTTTCTGACCTTCAAGCAAAAGAAGAAAAAAGACGACAAGAAACAATGCAAAAAGATGGAAAAAAAGATGAATTAATTGCAGAGCTTCAAAATGAAGTTGAGTCTTTGTCGCCTTTTAAGGAACGTCTGGAAACTTACGAGGCAAGTCGTCGTCAAGCATTGCTTGAGCGTTTGCCAGAATCAAAACAAGAAAAGTTCAAGGGACACCCAATAGATGTATTGGAAGATTTGGCCAATGAATATTCTGCCGCAACTCCGGTCAAGGTTGATAATCAATCTCCCGGTGCTTATGGCGGTTATACTTCAATGAAAGAATGGGCGGAAAATGACCCTAAAGGATACAAGACAAGCACAAAAGTGCGGAAAGGTGTATCGATAGGTTATGGCCGGTAAATATAAACCATTCGGAGTCAATCTTGACCCAAAAGGAGATTTAAAAGAAAAAAATCTTCCCGATGGGGATATTTATTCAACAATCAAAGGCGAAAAAGTGCCTTACGAAACAATGATTGACGAATTAGAAGAAAGAGCCAACAATGCAACGCGTGGAAAGCGCGTATCCACCAAGAAATATTTTGGTGGTTGGGTTCCCCCAAATAAAAAGAAAGTGAGCTAAAAATGGCTGAAACCGATACCGGAGTCGCTCAAGGTGGTCTGGATAAAGTCATTGGAGATGCAATTATTGCCTTCAATGAAACCAACGTTATGTTCCCCCTTGTCTCCGTTAAACAATGCCCTCCGGGCGCAATAACTGTCCAATGGCCAGAATATACCGCCGTTGCATCTTCTTCCGTAGGTGCTGCAACTGACGGAGCTGATTATTCAACAGTTACAAGCATTACAACAACCGCAAGAACTGCGACCGTTTCTGAACATGTTATTCGTGCAGATGTAACGGACTTGGCAGTTATGGGGAATGCAGATGACATCGCGGGTAACACCGGACAGATTCTTGGAAATGCAGTTGGTGCAAAATTAGATGCAGACCTAACCACACTCGGAAAGTCTTTTTCACAGACCGAATGTGGCGCAGGAACTCAATTAACGCTTGACCACATTTTTGGTGGATTAAGACAGTTAAGAGCTGCAAACGCACCCGCACCTTATAACTTGGTTATGAGTGACAAAGGAATCTTTGGAGCTAAAGGTTTACAAGGTTTACTTGTAGACGTTGCAGTTACCGGCTCAAATTCAAAACCCGCTTCACTACTTGGCGAACAAGGGCAAGAGTTCTTGTCGCGTGGATTCGTTACGTCACTCGGTGGCATCGATATTTATTTCTCGAATGAAATTGATGATGATGTTTCATCGGGCGGGGATACCGCTTCCTTTATGTTTTCCGCCGGTGCAATGGGATTAGCAGTTGGCCCAGAAGGTTTAATGCGTATTGAAACAGAAAGAAACGCTTCTTTCCGTTCAACCGAATACGTTGCAACCGGTTTTTGGGGCGAGGTCGAAGTGAAAGACGCTTTTGGCGTAACTATACTATCAGACGTAAGCTAAATAAAAAAACAATGATTGGGGGCGGCTTTGCCGCCTCCTATCTTGGAAAGGCAAGATATGTATTTTAAAAAAGAATCTGGAATCGTTATTGAATACGATAAAGATAGACACGATTTAAAGTCTTTAAAAGACCGCTTTGTTGAATGTGACAAAGATGGAAAAGAAATTAAAAAGAAAAAATCTAAAAAGGTTAAATAATGGCTTTAGGTACAAAGAAGCATATTAATTCAGTATTAAAAGAATATTTTCTTGACGTAGCGGGAAGCACAAGCGCAATGTCATTTAATGACGCAATGAGAGCCGGGTTGCAAGAGTTAGGATATTCCGGAAGCCTTATGACGATGTTAAAAACTTGGGCAAATGATATGCAAGGTTCATCAACTGCGAACCTTCCAATTTCTGTTGCATTGAAAAAAGCCGGTCAAAACTTGGTTGGCGAAGATGTCGCAGACGTTACAGAAGGATTAAAAGAGATTGGTCAGCACATAGCGTTTGCAACTGTTTTAACAAAATTTGAAGAAGAAAAAAGAAAATTTGCATTTATTGATTAAACCGCACGGAAAAGCCGTGCAACTTTATCTTATGGAAAGGAGATAAACAATGGCAGCTTTAGGGTCACAAAGTATTGCTTCATCATACGAGCAACTTTTGCATGTTGACAATGATGGAGGAGGAAACGGAACAACACATGTTTCAATAAAAGACGGCGATAATGGAACAACATTTGGCTTCACAATTGCAACTGATGCGTTGATGATGTCAAGCACAAATCGTCTTGAATTTGGAGATACGGGAACTTACATACATCAAAGCGCGGATGGCGTTCTTGATTTGGTTTCCGATACTGAAATCGAAATTAACGCAACAACAATTGACATAAATGGCGCGGTGGCAATGGATGGCGCAATGACCGGCGGAACTAATATCACTATTAGTGGAGAATTAGATGCAGCCACATTGGACATTTCTGGGGATGCTGATATTGACGGCACACTTGAAGCCGATGCGATAACGGTTGCGGGAACTGCTTTGGCAACTTTTATCCGCGATACCGTTGGAACGAATATGTTATCAAGCAACACCGAAAGCGGAATCACGGTCACATATGACACAACCAATGATAATATAGATTTTGCGGTTGACGCTTCACAGACGGGTTTAACGTCAATATTGAATACAAGTTTGGTCGCCGGGAGAGATGCGGACAACCAAATTAAATTCAGCACGGACAATGAAATCATATTTAGAGTTAGCGGCGGGGACGGCGTTACAATGAAAGCAAGTGGAGAAATCGAAGCAACTTCTTTAGATATTTCTGGGGATGCTGATATCGATGGAACTTTGGAAGCAGATGCAATCACAATTGGCGGGACTACACTTGCGGAAACTATTTCCGATACTGTTGGCGCAATGGTTGGTTCTAACACAGAGACCGGGATTGCCGTTACTTATGAAGATGGCGACAACACTTTGGATTTTGCTTTAGGCGCATCACAAACAACATTGACTTCGATATTGAATGCGAGTTTAGTTGCGGGAAGGGACGCAGATAATCAAATTAAATTTAGTACAGATGACCAAATTATTTTTAGAGTTGGCGGTGGCGATGGCGTAACGATGAAAGCAAGTGGCGAAATTGAAGCGACTTCGCTTGATGTAAGCGGAGATATGGATATTGATGGAACTGCTAATTTAGACGCTGTTGATATAGATGGCGCGGTGGATATGGCTTCAACTTTAGCATTAGCAGGAGATTTAAATGTTGATACCGACACTCTTTTTGTTGATGTTTCAGCGGATAAAGTTGGAATCAATGACGCTTCTCCGGCTGCTGCTTTAACTATAAAAGGCGCAACTGCGGGAACTGCAAATAGTTATTTTTTAATTGAAAACGCGGGAGATACTAATTCCTCCGTAAGAATCTTTGAAGATAACACTTCTCCAACTTCTGGTAAAATATGGATTTATTCTGATAATTCTGAAAAGGTTCAATTATGGGCAAAAGGAACCTCTTATTTTAACGGTGGAGATTTAGCGGTTGGAACTACATCTGCAAACGGAAAAATTACGATTCAACAAACTTCAGCCGCTACCGGGTTAAAAATAGACCAAGACGGAGAAGGGAACGCGCTTAATATTGACCACGAAGGAACAACCGCAAATTGTATTTCTATTGATGCCGACACACTTACAACCGCATCAGCAATTAAAGTTTCTTCAGCTTCATCTAACAACTCAAGCAGGGAACTTGTTACCATTCATAATGACCATACTTCGGCAACCGGAACTCTTCCACTTGTAGCTAAACAAGATGCAGACGCAAAGGTTTTTCAGCTTGAAGCGGCAAAAAGTGATTATAGCCAAACAATGGCATTTTTTAACGCTGTTGGCAGGAGCGCAAGTAGTTCTTTTATATTTTTATCAACCCGTACCGATGGGGATGATGACTTCCAACACAAACTTCGAGGAGATGGCGCAACGTTAGCAGATGCAGCTTATGATTCTAATGGTGCAGACTATGCAGAGTATTTTGAATCAAAAGATGGAAAAGCGATAGCGGTAGGAACTACAATAAAGCTTGATGGAGATAAAATTGTTGCTTGTGAAGATGGCGACACACCAATCGGCGTTATAAGACCATACGGAAATTCTGTAGTAATTGGAAATTCAGCACCTTTAAAATGGGGCAATAAATATCAAAAAGATGATTATGGCGCAGATATTATGGAAGAATATACAGTTACAGAATGGATTGAAGAAACCGACGAAATAAAAACCGAAGCAGTTGAAAAGGTTTTATATGTTAAAGGCGATAATATTCCAGAAGGAAAAGAAATTGGAGATGTAAAGATTGAAGCAAAGGCAGCTATTTACGAAACAAAAGATGTCCAATATCATACCGATAAAATTCCTTCAGATGTCAAAGTTCCAAGCGATGCAACAGTTATATCAACGGAAGTTGATGGAACTAAATTAATGCGTAAAAAGCTTAATTCGGATTATGATGAAAGCAAAACATATGTTCCAAGAGAAAAGCGGGACGAATGGTGCTTGGTTGGATTGCTTGGTCAAATCCCAATAACAAAAGGGCAACCAATGGCATCAAATTGGATTAAAATGAAAGACATTTCCGATAGCGTGGAAATGTACCTTGTAAAATAATAACAATGGAGGCAAAAATGCAAAAAGAACGACTTGAACAATTAAAAGCCGAAAGAATAAATCTTCAAATGAGAATAGCAGAATTAAACTTTCTTATTCAAGGATATGAAGCGGCGTTAAAAGAACAAGAAGAAAAAGCAAAAACAAAAAAAGATGACTAAACCAGAAACGGAACAATACCGAATTGAAATTGTGGAACGACTTGCAAGAATTGAATCAACGCTTGAATCAGTTCATAAAGAAGCAACCGATACAAAATTAGAAATTCAAATGCAAAATGGACGCGTAAGAACTTTAGAAGGAAAAATGTCATCATTGCAAGGAATTGGTTCGGTATTGTCCGTTATTTTTGGCGGGTTCATCGCATATTTATTCAAAGGAGAATAAAATGTTGGAATGGTTTAATTGGACAAATTTTTGGTATTTAATGGGATTGGTTGTCGCCGGTGGCGCAACATTCGTTGGAATAAAATACAAGAAATTAGTTGATGAATTAAAAGAGGTTTTTAAGGCATTACAAGAAGCGTATGACGACGATGGCAAACTTGACGACGAAGAACGTAAAAAGATAATGAAAGAAGTTTTGGACGTTATGGGTGCGCTTTTAAAGATTGTTTGGAAATAATGACATTTGACGAAATTATTGACCATGTTTTGGAATCTGAAGGCGGGTATGTTAATGATAAACACGACGCGGGAGGCGAAACAAATCTTGGTATTTCAAAAAAAGCTTATCCAGATTTAGACATTAAGAAACTTACAATCGAACACGCTAAACAAATCTATTATGAAGATTATTGGACACCTTCAAAGGCTGAACAACTTCCAAATCAATTGCGTGAAGTTTATTTCGATATGGTTGTAAACTTTGGCAGAAGGGGAGCGGCAAGGGTTTTGCAAGAAGCTTGTAATGGGAAAAATACTTATAAGATTAAAGAAGATGGAAAGGTTGGAGCGGCTACGATTGGAGCTTGTAAGAATTTAGAACCGGACAGATTGAGAGCGTATCGCGTTTTAAAGTTTGCAAAAATTGTCATAAAAAAACCAACACAAGAAAAGTTTTGGTTTGGTTGGTTCCGAAGGGCGATAAAAGTATGAATCTTGATGACAACATTCGATTAATAAAAGAAAAGGCCGGGAAGATAGACATAAACGCGTTAAACGAAGAACCTAAACAACATTATATTGATATTGTTGAGATATTAACATTGATAAACGATTTAGAAATTCCAATAAAAGTGCAAATGCAGCATAAAAATAGGATAACATATTATGAGTAGCTACGAAGCAACGTACGCAAATTCAACAACAGATTTGCAATATATAGAACCAAATATTAACAATTATAATATGCGACGCGTCTTGCAAAGCGATTGGCAATCCTCCGGAACAACTAATTTATATTATCTTTATTCTTCTGGCCACGTTACGCAACTGTTTAAAGATGGCGAAGAATTAACAAGCGTAACCGATACACCAAACGCAAACAAAGAATATAATTATAATTCATCAACCGGATTGTTAAGTTTGTTCTTAACTAATTCTTCAACTACTTTATTAAATAGCTCAATAATTGAAGGCGGTCGCGATTGGGAAGGATTAAAATTGGAAGCGGTTCAAAAGGCTTCGGATATGGTTCGCAATATTATACCATTTGGAATCTATCCGCGCAAAGGCGTTGGAATGGAATCAGCAACCGGAAACAATTGGCCAGAATTAGTCGTAAGAAGCACCGCAATAATCGCTTGTTCCGATTTAATTCGCCCGTTTGATTTTGAAAAAGCAGAAGAAACATTAAACAAAGCAATGAATGCAGATGGAACCGGTTTTTTAGATATGATTAGAAAAGGCGAAATTGCATTATATCAAGATGAAGGAATGGCAAAGCACGACGGGATTCTTCGCGAAATTTCAATCAATGCAAGTTCAACCGGTTCGATTATAGATGTTAAAGGTTCGCCAAGTGTTGATTGGGATGTTGTAAAAATTATCATAACAACCGCCGGAACTTTTTCATCTGGTTCGGCTTCTTCTGTTAAATATTCAACTTTTATTTCAGATGATACCGGATTGAAAACATCAATAGTGAAAGACGCTGAAATTATAGATGGGTCGTTTCAAGATATAGGGCGAGGAATGGCGGTTAGGTTTTCGCCCGGTGTTTATACAATTAGCGACGAATGGGAACTTGAAATATCTGGCGTTTTAGATTCGCGAACAATGGCCGTCAAACACGCTAAAGCGGAGCGCATTTAATGGCAACTTTGCAATCTCCACTTTTCGCAGAAACGCATTCCCTTTGGTCTGAAGAATCTAATACTTTTAGTTTTGGGACAAATGATGCTGATTCGTTTCAAAATACATTATATGAAAACGTAATGGTATCTTTAGAAGATTTAATGCGGAATGAATTTAACATCCCGGTTATTGACGAGCATCGCGGGAATCAATCTTTTGTTCTTAATCCTTTAGAAGATAATTTAATTGAACACTTTGCAAATGCACAAACGCGCGGATATGCTGTTAATATTATGTATACTTTAACAAGGGGCGGAGGGTTTAAAAAAGCAAAAGAAAATTTAATTTCAACGGCTGAAAACGTTAAAAGATTAATTCATAATAACGCACATTATTCTCCTTCTGGTGTTTATAAATACCACGACGGAAGAATTGAATCCGTTGAATATGAACAAGACGAAGAAAACCTTGATATCTTTCGCGCAAATTTAGCTTTTAACTGTACCGTAATGGAGGTATACATATGAAGTATATAATAAGTAAAAAAATTAATTCTTTTTCTGCTATTAATGATTGGCAAGGTTTAGGGAAAAAAATTGCCGAAGAATTAGAAAGCGGGAAAGTGGTTGAGATAAAAAATCCACCTAAACATTTAGTTGAAGGCGGATACATCATTAAAAAAACAAAAGGAAATAAATAATGGATTTAGATAAAACAGTTTATTCCGGAAAACAATTTGAATCTTACGTCTCAATTCAAAGCGACGCATTAGGGACAAACGATGTATCCGGAACATTATACAAAATAAGAACTCCACAAATAAACGATATTGATTATTCAAATGGTTCGGTGTTTGCTGACGCGGTTAGGTCTGGGCAAAGAGTACAAAGACCAACAGACCACATCGCAACTTTTAAAGGTGGAACATTTACTTGGCCATTTAGCGATTACGTCGTTGAAAATGAAGCAGCGTTGCAAATGTTGCTTCAATTAGTTTCAGAAGATTCATCTCCAAGCGGAACGGTAGCAATGACCGGCAATCAAGCAACGGTTGTATATGAAGAAGGAGCATCAACCGGCGAATATGCTTGTGTTGTTATATCTTCGCCCGATGCTGATGAAGATAGATTAATGCATTCGGCTATTTTACAAGAATTAACATTATCAATGAATCCAACACAAAACGGCGGACGACTTACAGCTTCGGGGGTATTCTTTAGTGGATATCAACCTGTTATTGGAACCGAAGGAACATCCGCGAACGCAACCGCAGTAGATTTCACAAAAGGATTTTTTGATTGTACCACAATGAGCATTGGAGGCGACAACGTTGTTTTAAGCAATTTTGATGTTACAATTTCAAACCCAGCGCAACGGGTTGGATATTCAACGGTAAATTCAATTACTCACGAGCCGTCTGCATATATGAGGGGCGGAATGATTGAAGTTACTGGAAACGTAAGCGCAAAACTGGATGATAATGTGACAGACACAATTGATGATTTTAGGGATGGAACTTCTGTAAATATTAGCATTGGGGACGGTTCTTCAATTGATTTTGACATTCCAACCGCTAAATATACCGGCTACACACACACCGAAACAGACAGCGGCGTTTTTATTGATTTGCCATTCAAAGGAACAGCAGATGGGTCAAACGCTTTGATAACTATTATCGCAACATAATAATAAACGGAGGCAAAAAATGACAATTAAAGTCGATGGAAAAGAATACATAATAAATGAATGCTCATACGCAGAAAGAAGGGAACTTCACAAATTGAATGCCTTGACTTGGTGGGATGGAAAAATGGACGTTAGTTCATATTATGAAGTTTTGGAGCGTGTGGGAGAAATAGCCGGATTGGGCGAAGAAGAATTTCGTGGAATGGGAATGCCAGAAATTGACAAAGTTCTTCAAGAAATATTCAATGAATATTTAGGAGTTGAATCCGCAAAAAAAGATTCCGGGGGTTAAGCCTTGCGGTCTGGTGTAGCTTTTTTGGTATCCCAGAACCGCCGAAAGCATATAGTCGCCTCCCCTATACTGTGGCGAAACTCCCGGTCACTTATAAACATAAGCCGGTTAAGATAAGGACAACGGATGATATCTGGAAAATTGTTGATGAAATTTGCAAACCAAATGACAAATATAGCGTTGGGCAAATCTTATATTATACAATCCCATTTTTTGCAAACTGCAATCATTTGTTTGAATCTTGGCAATTTGACATGATAAACGAATATAATTATATAAAACGTTTTAACATATCACTTGGAAAACTTGACGATGTTTCTGCATATCGATTGGATTGTTTCACGGTAATTGAAAACGAATTGAACGCTTGTTCACAAGAAAAGGCAAAAAAAGAAAATGGCTGACAAAAATCTTAATATAAAAATTCGAGCAGTTGGCGCAAAAAAAACCAAAGACGAATTAAAAGGTGTTGAAAGTGGACTTGCTAAATTAGGGAAAGCCGCAGCGATTGCAAGTGCAGCTTTTTTTGGCGCAAAAATGTTGCTTTCCGGGATGCAAAGATTCATTGAATTAGCAGCAGAGCAAGAACTTGCCGAAAGACAGCTTTCGACCGCGCTTGGAAGAACTTCAAAAGAGCTTTTAGACCAAGCAACGGCATTGCAAAGGGTTACAACTTTTGGCGATGAAGCGATTATAAGCCAACAAGCGTTTCTTGCTTCTTTAGAATTTTCAGAAGAACAAATTAAAAAAATTATTTCGGCTTCAATTGATTTATCAGCAGCAACCGGAATATCGCTTGAATCGGCAGTTAGAAACACAGCCAAAACATTTAGCGGATTATCGGGAGAGCTTGGGGAGTTAATTCCACAATTAAGAGATTTAACAGCCGAAGAAATGAAAGCCGGGGACGCAGTTAAATTATTATCTGATTTGTTTGAAGGCCAAGCAACAGCACAAACCAAAACTTTATCGGGAAGCATCGTACAGATGAAAAATGCAGTTGGTGACGCAGGGGAAGCCATTGGTGCTTTATTCGCGCCGGTAGTTGTTTCCGTTGCTGATGATTTAAAAGATGCTGCAAACTTTACTTCTGACTTTTTAGATGGTTTAAAAAACATTCAAGAATTTGGTGTTTCTGGAGGCATTGAAGAAGTAAAGAAAAATTTTGACCAAACCGCCGAAAGCCAAAACGCATTGGGGAAGGCATTAGCAAGATATCGCGGCGAAACAATTAGATTGGGGATGGATACTGCAAAATTATCAAAAGAATCTTTGATGAATGACGATATGGAAGTTAGAAGCAAAAGGGAACAAGTTGAATTTTTTAAAGCAGCAGTTGAAGAAGAAATTGCACATCGAATTGATAGGGAAACAAAGCACAACGAACAATTAAAAGAAATGCGCAGACAAACACATCAAGAACAAGTTGAAATGCTTGGCGATGTTGCTTTATCACAAGAAGAAACAGACTTTGGAAAACAACAAAAAGAATTAGCCGAACAAGCAGAACGAGAAGGGAAAGCAAGGGAAAAATCTGCGTTATTCGCTTCGCAAACTGCAACAGCATTATTAACTTCGGCGGTAATGGGCGACAACGTTGGGGAGTCGTTAAAACGCGCGGTCATTCAACTTGGCATTATGGTTGCACAAGCTAAAATATATAATGCAATTATGAACAGCGCGGGAATGTTTACGGGTGGCGGGATAATTGGAGGAATCACAAAGTTTTTATTTGGCGCATCTCCAACGCAAACATCTCCTTCCGCTAATATTACCATTAATCAATCATTTAGTGGCGGGATGATAGACCATAATTTTGCATCAAATAGTTTGATTCCCGCTATAAATAAAGCAATTTCAACCGGCCAAGCTAAAATCAATCGATAATGCTTTCATTTGATACTTCATTAAGCAACGCATTAAAAAACGCCAACACAACGGCATTTTGGGTCTTAAAGCTATATTACAACGACGAAAGTAATTTTATAGGCGTAAGCGATAGACATAGACAAGACGGAACGGATATTTATTACGGGATTGTTGCATCATTTGGAACGCTTCGACAAAGTTTAGATTTTTTTAATTTTACTACATCAATTGGCAATATGTCAGTTACATTAATAAATTCAGATGATTCTATCAAAGGCGGAAGATTCACAGATTTATTATCGACAAACAACTTTGCAAATCGTAAATGGGAATTGTTCCTAAATACAAATGAAACATCAACGTTGGATACTGCTGCAAGGATGATTGGAACGGGTGTAATATCTGGCGAAATAGACTTTGACCGCAATAATACAACATTGACTCTTTTAGATAATTCATCGCGATATCATAAACAAGTTCCGATTAATGTTGTTGATTCTTCAACGTATCCAAACGCGCCCGAAAACAATATTGGCAAACCTATTCCAATAGCTTATGGTGATTTTTATGAAAAAACAGATGTTGGAACAATACCTACTTCACATTTTGACAGATTTTCAAATTTTTACAAAGGAGCATTCCCGGCCATCGTAACTGACAAATGGGATGTTGGCGAAGCTGCGTCCGAAGCTAAAGTTGATAGTCAAGCTTTACATACTTTAGATAGTGAAAATTTATATTTTTTTAAAAATGGGTTTTTCCCAACTTTCACGGGGACTTGCGATGCAACCACTAACAATCCCGTTGTTGAATTCTCTGGGGGGACAGCAAGTGTTTATATCCCATTAAGTTCTTCGGGTCAAGGAAGTGGAACAATCACAAATTCCGGAAGCGTTTCAAACCCAACCAATGCGGTCGATGGTTCATTTTCAACGGTTGCAACAATTGCAGCCAATGGGGCGACAACAGCAGATTCAGCAGCAACGATTAGTTATGCAATCCCAAAGGTTAACAAGCTTGGAGATTTTACCGGAATTTCGTCATTAGTTAAATGGGGAACGGTAAGTTCTTTGACCGACACGGTTGATGATTTTTTTCAATTGGCCGGTGTTGTGACCTTGCCGTCTATAACAAGCAATTCAGAAGTTAAATATAATATTGAAGGAATGTTCACATCAGCGCAAGAAGAATCTTTTGATTTTGAAAAAAATATTAGTTTTAAATTATTTTCTGGCAATCAAAACGAATCGGTGCAAATTGCAGAAACCGGAGCTGTAATTGATTTTAATATTGAAGATATAGACAAACACGAAATCACAGAATTAATTGAAGTAACACCCGCCCAAACTGTTGTTGATAAATTTGGAAACACTTTAACCGTCAAAAACGCTTTGAATGTAGTAAGAACCGATACATTGCTTTCCCCGGTAAAATTAGATTTTATTTATTATTCTGGCAAGGGTCGAAAGTATGGAGCTTATATTGATGCAGACAGCAGAGGGAACGGAGAAAGCGGAGACAATGGATATGCTGAAAACGCTTTAATTGAAAATCCTATTTATATTATTGAAGATATTTTGCGGGACGAGTTAAGTATGTCATCAAGCAATATTGATTTTGCAACGTTTGACACTTCCGGCAATACAAGCAACGGGCATTTAGGGGATATTTATGAAGATGCTGTTGGCGATGTTAAGTTTGCATTTTCACAATATAAATTTATTAATTCAAAAAGTTTAATTGACAGACTTGCAAAGTTTTGTTTGTCATATATTTTTATAAGTGGAGATGGAAAATTTAAAATAAAAACGTTAAGAAGAACAGACGATTACTCTGCTTCAAATCAAACAATTGATTATAATGATTTAACAAACGTTAAAATTGCAAAAACTAATTTAGACGCAATTAGAAATGATATAAAAATTAAATATAATTATAATTATGGCGCACAACAAAACAAGCTTGAAGCAACTGCAACGGATTCAACTTCTCAAGGGACAACGGTAAACGGATTCAACCAGACGTTAAAATTAGAATTAGAAGCAAATGAAATATTAGATGATACAACTGCAACAAAATTAGCTGAAGCGTATTTAATAATTATGAAAAGCAGAAAAGAAAAAATTAATTTTTCAACAACTCGCCCGAAATATAATCATTTGGAAATTGGCGACATTGTAGATTTTTCAAATTGGCCTTCTAAATTTAAAGTTTATGGAGCAACTTTATCCGGTTATTTTATGATAACGGATATTTCAAAGAATATTAATTCAAGCAACATCGAAGTAATAAAGGTATCATAATGGCAAATATGGACATTAAAACACCAAGATTTTATCCCGATATAATAAGTTATCAATTATCGCGAGGAACAGCGCAAAACGGAAATTTTGACGTTACCGCAACAAACGCAAGTAATAATTTTATGGGAACATTCACAACCGGGTCAGAACCAGAATTATTTGATATGCGACCGCTTAACAAAAACACATTTGACACAAGCGCGGACACCGATGGTCATGTATTAATTACCATTGATACGCAAAGCGCAACAAGCAAAAAGTCTTTTATTGCGTTGTTAAATCATAATTTAGTTTCATCAGTTGGAAAAGTAAGAATTTTCGCCGGTAACGAGGCGAGTGATATAACGGCGTTAGATGGCGGCAACGCAGACACCTCCGATATTGCTTGGGCAGATAACACTTTAACCGAAATAGTCAACGCAGATACAACAACGGCGGCTTCAAATGATAAAAGCGTTGTTATTGAACCGGGTGCAGATGGGTCAACCATAGTGACTTTTGCAGAAACTAATTTAAGATATTGGGCAATTCAATTTGAAGGGAATACCACTAACACGGGAGTTGCAACCAATGGAACTTGGGGAAGCACAGATTTTTTTGTTGGATGTGTAATGATTGGCGAATTTTACGATATGCCACACGCACCCGACCTTGATATGACAAGAATGATTTCATATAATAGATTGAATGACTTGCAAGAATCGCTTGGCGGACAAAGATTTAGTAATTTAAATACCTTTGGAAGAACAGCTTCGGCAACATCTAAATCGCCATTCACTACCGCATCAAGCGGGGCAGATTCTTTTGGAGGGCGTTTAATATATGATATGAAATTTAGTTTTATTAACAATACCGATATGATGCCAACAGAATATGACACCGCAAACGCAACCGATGATTCCTTTGTTGAAGATGTTTGGAACAAAACCAATGGCAATCATATTCCTTTTGTGTTTTCAATTGACAATACATCTGCCGGAGATAATGCAGAATCTGAACATATATTTGGGCGTTTTGCCAACAATTCTTTAGACATGCAACAAGTCGCGCCAGATATTTATAACATTTCATTAACAGTTGAAGAGGAATTTTAATGCTATTAAAAACACACAACAGAATTGAACATTTTATTACAGCGGTCTTTGCTTCTGTCTTAACAATGGTTTTATTGTTTACATCTTTAAAATGCACCGAAGAACAATATGTTTTTGGATATAATAAAGATTTTGAAGAATTAAGCCAACAAATGTTTCAAGTTGATTCCCTTTTAATGTTGATACATTTACACGCAGATTCGATTGATTGG